ATTTCAAAAAAACATTTAGAGAAAAATATGTTCATCTATATTTTGAAATGGAGGGATACTAATGCCAAAACCATCAAAATTTCAAGCAGGGAGAAGAAAATCTAATGCGGAATATAATCAAGAACTAAACCAGTACAACAAAAAACAGTCAAGAAAACCTTTGAGTGATGCTGTAAAAAAAACTTTATTAAAAAAAGCAGAGGAAACTAAATTTACTTACACACAATTGGCTGCTGTATATCGAAGAGGTCAAGGTGCGTATTTATCAAGTGGTAAAAGGAATGTATCTATGACTCAATGGGCTCTGGGTCGTGTTAATAGTTTTATACAAGGTGGAAAAGCTAGACAAGCTGATGCTGATATATATTCTAAAAACAAAAAATTAGATACATATACAGAAACTTACACATCAAGTTTGCCTAAAGAATTAAAAGAAAAAATATTAAATATAAAAGAACAAGAAAAATCATTATTGGAGTCTGGGCATCTTGAAGAATATATAAAAAAATATTCAATGATTCTTCCACCAGAGATTAGAGAAAAATTAGAAGAAGGTACTTTAATATTTAATACATCTGCAAATGAAGTGCAGATTGTTGATGCAAACAATACAGCAAAAGTTGTTGGTACTATTGAAAATCCAAATATAAAAAAAAATATTGCTGCTGTCTCTGATAATGAAAAACAACTTATAAGATCAATAAATCAAACTGGTGAACCAAATGAAAATGATAAAAATTATAAATTTATAAAAACTTTGAATACAACAGAAAAAGCATTTTATTTTAAATATGTTTCACCAATTGGATATAATTCATGGCATGAAATTGCTAGTAAATATATACAAAATTACAAAAATACTTCAAAAGAAAAAAGATTTAAAATATTTAGTTCACCAGCTTATTATTTAACTGATGAATTAGTTAAAGCATTTATAGATACACCTGTTGATAATTTAAAACTTGATGAAGAACCAAAAATTATTAACAACAGTTTTTTTGTTTTACAATCTACATCAATAACAAATGTTAAATATGTATTCGTTGATTGTATTTATCAAAAAGGTTTTGTTTATTTACATATTTCATTAAATAAACCATCAAATTTTAAAGGATATTCAATTAAATTTAGTTGGAAAGATTTAAGTAATTTTAAACAAACAGATGGCACAATAAATAATGATGAATTAATACAAAATCAATTTAGGATAATTGTTAACATGATTCTCTTAATGAATCAACAGCCAGATATTGAACTTGAATATATGCCACCCTCTATAACTATTCCTGTTCAAAGAGGTTTTTCTAAACCAGAAGTATTCAAACCTAGACCAATAGTTTGGATCGGTAAAGAGTTTTCAAAAAGAGTTGTAAAGATATACCCAAAAAGAGAAGATATTTTGCCAATGCAAGCTGGATTTCCAAAACGGCCTCATTGGAGGCGAGGGCATTGGCATACAGTTTTACAAGGGCCAAAACGTGAACAACGCAGAATGAAATGGTTTGAACCCGTTTACATCAAAGGTAAGAAATTATGAACTTAAATAAACAAAAGAAAAAAAAAGATTCAGAGGAAATCCCTCCATATGACGATCCGCTATGGTGATGGTATATATGTCTTATGGACATATCTGTGCGACTGAGGGCTGAGGATTGTTTAAAACTTAAGCACTTTCTTAGTAAAAACCCATCTACTAAATCAATTGGCCTTTTTCCAGAACATTTGGATTCTGGCACTATAGCTAGAATTTGTTTTGGATTAGAAAATGCACTTAACAAACTTTAGTCGGGAAGCCTGACGACTTACGTTTGGGAGTCTGAAAGCTATAAAAAACCTAACGCAACACATA